CCGCTGGTGTAGGTGGTGCTGGAACTGCATCTTCTACCTCAGGTTCTTCTGTAACCTATGCTGGTGGTGGTGGCGGTGGTGCAGCTAACACAGGAACTGCTGCTGGTGGTGCAGGTGGTGGTGGTGCAGGTAGTTCTGCTGGTGGTGCTGGTGTTGCGGGTACAGTTAATACAGGCGGTGGTGGTGGTGGTAATGGTGGGGGTGCAAGTGGCGGTGCAGGAGGCTCTGGTGTCGTCATAATCAGATACGCAGATACCTTCGCTGCTGCTACTTCAACTACAGGCTCACCAACCATAACAGTAGCAGGCGGATACCGTGTCTACAAATGGACAGCATCTGGTTCTATTACAATCTAAGGATAGATATGCACTTCGCACAAGTAGTAGATAAAAAGGTGGTAAACGTCATAGTCGCTGACCAAGATGTTATTGATTCAGGTATGTTTGGAACTGGCTGGGTTCAGACTAGCTATAACACTCATGGCAATAAGCATACAGCAGGCAGAGTAGCATTAAGAGGCAACTATGCTGGAATTGGCTCTGTCTATGATTCAGTTAAAGATGCGTTCTATTCACCACAGCCCTACCCTAGCTGGACACTAAGCAAAGACTTCCTATGGGAAGCACCTATACCTCAACCTGAAGGTATGTATACATGGGATGAACCAACATTAAATTGGGTAGCGGAAGATAAAAAATGACAGGTCAAGAGATATTTAATTGGGTCGGTGGTGCTTTGCTGACTGTGCTTGGCTGGCTTGGTAGGCAGTTATGGGATGCTGTAGCTGATCTACGCAAGGATGTTAAAGATATTGAGATTAACCTTCCCACCCATTATGTATCTAAAAATCACATGGCAGAATTTAAGATAGACATTGATGCGAGATTTGACAGGCTAGAGGATATGATGAATCGTATGTTTGATAAACTAGATGGGAAGGTAGACAAATGAAATACCTATTAATCGGCTTGATGTTAATCGGCAACGCGGTAGCTGGAACTATGACGATGTGCCGTGATGTAGACTTTGCTTTATGTGAATCTTCAGCTGGTCATCTCACAGGCAAGATGATTATTGTTGTGGGTGCAAATGGCGTAAAGTCAAAGTACCCTGAAATGGCAGTAAATTGCCCTATTGTTAAGGGTGATGCTGTTGCATTTTTAGAAACTGGAACTATGGGTAAAAGCTGCGTAAGCAAAGATAAGAGTATAGTTTACTCTCTATGGTCGCCTATGCAGACATTCCCACAAGAAGCCAATGCTTACTCCACCAAGAATCCAAAGGTACAAAAGGCTGAGATAGTCAAATGCCCAACAAGCACAGCCAACACCTTCTCACAATGCTTTAGTATGGCTTGCAAGATAGGAAAAGTTATAAATGGCGTACCAACGGCAGACTGCCTATGTCCTCAAAACACTAACATAGAGGAAACAGCAGCCGTACCAGCAGGTACAGCCTACACCACCGCAGCAGGGCAGTTTAATCGCAATGGCAAGGATGTATGCACCATGAACCCAGTTGGTGGAACTCCATAATGTTTACTCTATTCACTACAATCGTATCTTTTCTAACGGCTGGCATACCTAAAGTATTAGACTTCTTTCAGGACAAAGGTGATAAGAAGCATGAGTTAGAGATGGCACATTTGCAGTTGACTAGAGAACTAGAATTACAGAAAGCTGGTTTAGCAAGTCAAGTTAAAATCGAGGAAATTAAATATGACGAGATTCAAACGACAGCAGCAAGCAGCGAAAGGGAAGCCCTCTACACCCATGACATCGAAATTGGAAAGGGTGCTTCACAATGGGCTGTCAACCTCCGGATGCTGGTACGCCCTATTATTACTTATGGTCTGTTTAGTGTCCTTTGTTTTGTGGAGATTTTTGGATTCTATTATGCTATAAATACAGGTATCTCATTCCAAGTGGCTATGGACAATCTATGGGATGAGAATATGCAAGTGGTGTGGGCTTCCATCGTGTCATTCTGGTTCGGGTCAAGAGCGTTTAACGGTAAATAATTATCTCTAAACAGAGGAAACACTATCTCTAAAGCGGTGCAGTAACTATTTGAATGAAAATATCAAATGAAGGATTGCAGTTAATTAAAAAGTATGAAGGATGCAAAACTACTCCGTATCGCTGCCCTGCTGGGTTATATACAGTTGGTTACGGTCATGTTATTGGTAATGGCTTGCAGCTACCTGACGAATGGAATCGCACATTTTCTCTGGGGGAAATAGATGAATTACTTAGAACAGATTTGGCACGATTTGAACGAGGTGTGCTTCGTTATTGTCCCGTGCATCTCACTCAATCTCAGTTTGATTCTCTTGTCAGCTTTAGCCTTAATCTCGGCTTGGGCGTACTTCAAAGAAGCACCCTCAGACAAAAGCTGAATCGTAATGATTATGATGTGGCAAGCAAGGAGTTCCTAAAATACACTAGAGCAGGTGGCAAAGTTCTTAATGGTCTGGTTAGGCGTAGGCAAGCTGAATATAATCTGTTTAACCGTCATTTTCCATAGCACTTCCAACACCCTTGTACTCTCGCTTCCTTAAATCTGGTGATTTGTACCCATATTTCTTTGCAAGAATATCTCCAGCGTGGACAATTCTAGCCCCATCAATAGTTGGCTTTGTCTGATAATGGTGGGGCTGCTCACCATCTGCTAAATAATATGTGCCAATTCTGCGCTTCTGGCTTCCAATAAGCACAAGCTGTATGTCACCCTTTAAAGCGTTTAAGCAATTATTCAATTGATTTTTTGACAATCCAAATACAGTCATCATCGTTACTTTGGTGCAACCTTCATTGCACACTATAAACTCATAGATAAGCTGCTTGTTCCTATTTGTTCTTTCTAATAGTGTCATACCCTTTTCCTTTTTAGGTATTCTTTGTGCGCTATATCCCACGACCTTCCAGCACAGATTAGCCTAGCGTGTTCCTCGCGTGGAATGAGGCTTTGGCTGCGTAAAAAAGTTTTGTTATAGCAACTACAGTAATCCTTAAACAAATGCGCTGGCAGCCCCTCTACTGGCTTTGTATCGCAAGCGTAGGCAATTGATACCATCAATACGAAAGTTAAAACCACAAAAGCTATATCTATTAGGATTTTCATTTGTTATTTAGTTCCTCATATTTTTTCTTAGCGGAAGCTAGACTTTCATAAGCACCCTTTGGCTTGCCACTTTTCCATAAAACATATCTAGCCTTACCAAGCACTACATTTTTATCTATGAACCAATCGCCAAACTGCCATGAGTATTGGTCGTGCTGTATCCAAGGATGATTCATAGTACACCTATTAAGCCACGTTTAAATAATTCGCCAATAGTTGCTCTATGTGCGCTTTCCCACATAGCAAGTTTAGCTTCCCTAGATTCTGTGCCATAGTCAACATCATAGTGACACTTAAAACATAGGGCAGCCAACCTGTAATCATGGGTCTTATGTCCTATACCTCTACCATCTCTTGATTGGTTGCTGTGGCTCGCCTGTGTCGATCCATCTAATCCGCAAAGCTGGCAAGGTAAAGATGCAACAGCCCTGCGTAGCTTTTCATTTATGTACTGTGGGTCTTTTTGTAAGTTCGGATGACTCATCTTTGTTCCCCATGATTTTCAGAATAAAATTAACTGTATGTTCTAAAACCAGAACTGCAAAATATACTGGAATTACTACGAAACATAATACTATAAACAGTACCACGCAGTATAAAGTGTCTTTAAAAATTGTCATAGTTTTTCCAATTTAATAATCAAATCAACGCATTGCTTAATTTTATTAAGGTCTTTAATACCATCTTTATTGCGCCATCGTGATATGTATTTAACTATACAACCTTCTAGGAAAGTGAGTTCATTAGCTGTTATGTACTCAACTGGCTGTATCTGCATTTTGGTGTAATGATCCCCACCAACCTGCTGCTGCAATGGATCGGCTGGATCGGTAATGCTTTGCTTCAAGTTGTTCCATTCCTTAGACACCCAGTAATTATCAGCCATTATATTTGCCCCCATGAAATGATATTTTGAGTTTGATTTTTTGGTGTGGCATCTACATGGATTGGTGCTGAGAATGTAATACCATGATTGGGATGCGTGATCCACAACGCCTGTCTAGGTGGCTCAAAACTGAAGTTGTTAGCGTTAGCATACTCGCAATACCCCTTTAGCGATCCGTTGATAATCAGCCTGTCTAGTGATATTAGCTGGTGGAAGTGTCCGCACAGCAAGGTGTCGTATGGCTGTCCAATCTGAGCAGCCCTTGACCGTTTTTTGTAGTCACCCCTAATCACCGATCCAATAGCACCGATAATGCCATCACCACCTTTGAAGCTATCTCCATGTGATAGCAGGTATCTATGATTGTAGACTGTGTAGCCTATATCCGGACCATCTGGGATCAGGAACTGCACTCGTTTGTCACCCTCGAACCTCTTAGCCAAGAACATATAGAGTAGCCAATCAAACGATGTGACAGTACGGTTCTTGTTGTATGTCTTAAATGTATTTCGCCCATGATTACCAGTTACACATGGTACAAACACCCTTCCAAACTCATCTGCTAGGGTAGGGATACACCAAGTTAGCACCCCAAATAAATCTAACAGGGCTGGCATGGTTGGTATCTCATTAGTCTGGCTTAGTTCTTCGTGTATATCTCCTGAAAGCATATCACCACCCAGCACAAAGACCACCGCTGGATAACTGGGGTTAGCAAAGTGGTTTTGCAGCAGATCAATACTTTTCTCTATAAACCTCTTAGCCCTTTCCTGTGCGATCTTAATATTATAGGAGTTCACACCTCCAACCTGCTTGGAGTCTACCACTTCCCCCCAATGCCAATCAGATGCAAAGATGGTAGGTATCCCAGAAGTCTTACCAGCGGTTGCTTTGCAAATCCATGTAGGCACATCTACTACAGACTTTTGCAGCTTAATTATTTTACTCTTGATGTAATCTGTGGTCAGCTTGTCCTGCTCTACCGCGTGTAGGCTGGACTCTAGCGACCTAATCTTGGCTTGTGCATCACACAATTTAGAAGTGTTATCTGCTATTTTATTATCGACTAATGGCTTTTTTGATTTGAACCCAAGTCTTTGAGCATTTTCAAATCGTGATCGAAAGGTTGCCTCTGGTATGTCTAGCAGTCGGGCTGCTGCGGTCTTATTGCCTCCAGCAGAATTAAATGCTTCTACCGTTGCTTGCAACTGCTCATCTGTAGACCTTCTCATGCTCATATTGGTTCTCCTTACTATTGTAATACTTTACCATACAGAAAGAGTGCATCTTTTGCAACAAGAAATGCCTTCTTTGGTTTAGTATCACCTTTCCCCACAAATTCAACATACTGAAGTTTATTCATAAAAATACAATGAATAATCTGTGTAGGTGTAATCCAAAGATATTTAACGCCATCATAAAAAATCCAATGGTCTGCTGTTGTAGTCATCAACGCGGCTGGTTTGCCGTTACACTCTATCTCGATAACCATGTTCCCTGTCTGACAACTCATCACATCATACTTGACTTCTACCGATTCATGTAGTTCGGGTATCCAAATATCGTATCCCTTAAAGCAATCCACAATACAGGCGCAAGGGTATTTGCGCTGAATTAACGCCAATACCTTTAATTCAATATCCTGTCCTATGTGTAGATCAGCAGCGAAACTCATATATTTGCAGCTTTCATTTCTAATCTTGCTGTGGCTTCCAAGGTCTGCCAAACCGATATTTTAGCTTCCGCAGCTACCATTAGCCACCTCAAGCGTTCCGCTTCAGCTACGGCATCTCTAATGGCGTGTAAATGGCATAGATAATCCTCATGTGCATACGCATCTGACTCACGTTCGGATTGTGTCTTTGCTTGGCTCTGACTCATAAGCATAGCCTTCAACGACTTTCGGTACTCGGTCACATACACTACATTTGCTTTCGCTTGGCTGTATGCAGGTGCGTTATCCCTAATGAAGTCTAGGGCTTTAAATGGGCTGATCTCATCAATCATCTAATACCCCAGAATAACAGCAACGCCATTACCAATGCGAACCCTGCACCGTATGCCAAAGGCTTCAACCACTCTTGTATAAATTTGTCCATGTCATTCTCCTTAGTAGGGGCTTGCGCCCCTGTTAGTTTAGGCTGCTACTGTTTTGGATATAGGCTCGTACCATTCCCTAAAGGGCTTAACACGCATTACCTTTAACTTTTCCTGCTCTGCCATGAATAGCGCGTTGTTGTGTGCGTTAGCTGTCCACTTAGCGTGTTCCCAGCATGAGAAGTGTTTGGCTGGATACTCGGATGACTGCAAAATCAGACCAGAACTATTACAGAACTGCAAGTACCATTTACCGTGTTCGGTCTTTAGCACTCTTGGTGCTATTGCGAATGGGTGGCTAACAACTATTTCCTTTTGCATTTTCATTTTCATTTTCCTCTGTGGTTAATAGGGGCTTTCGCCCCCTGTTATGCCTCTACCCAACATCCGTCTACTTTTTTTACTCTCACAAGTAGGTCAAATTGCCTTTGCCTCTCTTCTCTTTCCTGTTTTGGTGTGGAAAAATTATTGCCCTCTGAAGTGTAAATCTCCCATGTGGGCATCTCAGAAAGCCAATTTTCTTCCGTATCTACGCTACCTGAATCAACTTCCATCAAATATATTGTGCGCTTATTTTTACATGGGTTATATATCATTTTAAATCTCCTTAGTAGGGGCTTGCGCCCCCTTTGGTTTATCCGATGATGACCTTGACGTCTGCCACGTCTAAAATGTTTGCCAGACGCCCGTTGGCGTTGATGCTGTACTCCACCTGCTCGATGGTCGGCTTCCACAGCATGGAGTAGTCCGAGTCGCAGATGCACTGGTTGCTACCCTCGTACCAAGTCAGGGTGACCTGATTGCCATCCATGCGCTCTACGGTGTAGACCTGAGACTCTGGGTGGTTGGTTGCTGTTACCAGCAAGCCTGCACGGATGTCTTGTTTTTTGATTCGCTTTTGGTTGAATATTTTAGTCATTTTGATTCTCCTTTTCGTGTATCAGCGTGATTGCCGATAGATGTATTATATAGAAGTATTATAGATAAGCAAGCTAAAAAAATGACATAGATCAAGTTTTATGCAGATTTATTATTGATATATGTCAAAAAAAAGCCCCCTAAAAGGAGGCTAAACCAGCGCAGATCGTTGCTATCAGCGTGAGGTGGGGAGAATGACCACGAAAAGGACAGCACTTTATTTAGGTAGTTACACCTGACATTCCCCCCGAAGCGTTAGAAAGGACAATCTTCTCCAAATGGATTTGCTTCTTTTTCATTTGTATTAGATGTTTTTTCTTGTTTTGGTTTATCGCTTTTACTACCAAGCATCTTCATTGATTCTGCTACAACTTTTGTTGAATATTTTGTTACTCCATCTTTCTCATACTTCTCGGTCTTTAGTTTACCCTCAATATAAATCTGAGAACCCTGTGTAACGTACTGCTTAACAATCTCAGCCAGCTTTCCAAAGAAAGCTACGTTCACCCATTCTGTAACCTCTTTCTGCTCGCCCTGTTTATCTTTGTAGCGTTCTGTAATTGCTATAGATAGATTAGCTACGCATTTGCCATCTGGCATAAAGCGAACTTCTGGATTCTTTCCTACATTTCCAATTCCAATAAATTTATTTACAGCCATGATTATTCTCCTAGTTTGGTGATTATAGAATTTACTTCTGCTATGAACAACTTTACTTCTACTTCCATTAGAGAGATTAAATCTTCATCTCTTTCTACTCTAATCACTAACAATTGATTTTTCCTAGTTAGTCTAGGGTCAAAAGATACAAAGTCGCACCATTCTCTACCAGTTACCCATAGTTGACATTGCATCTGGTTATAATAGTTTGTTGGGATTTTCTTTGTCAATAGATAATCCAAGTGTGTGCTTGTATTGGGGCATTTTATCTCTATCAGCCCCTTATCACCCACAAGCCTATCAGGTGATACACCAAGCCACTTTATTGTGGGGTGAACCCAAAACCCTGTCTTGTCTACGAACACGCCCTGAGTAGCTTCGTAGGTCATTGCAGCGGTATCTTCTTGCAGTATCCCCCACTCCATAGCTGCATTGGTAAATGATTCAGGTGTTTTACTACCCATTCTCTCAGCTACCAATTTTAGCTTGTAATTGTTTCTTCCAACTTTTCCTTTGGATAATACATCAGTCATGCAACTAGCTGTAACATGACCCAGCCTAGCTTCTAGCCATTCAGGTGAACCTTGCTCAAGGTTTTTCATTTAGACTCGCTTTCATAATATTAGTAACATCCCTAACTTGCTTTAATGCTGCAACATCATTATTACAGAATTTGACTGCTATCTCATAGTTGACCTTGAGATTATCCATTGAATCGGATAAGTCAATTTTGGCAATCAAATCTGCAAGCCCATCTACATCAATTGGGGGGGATTCTGGTAAATCCTCACCAGCGTAAATATATATAGCAAGCCCAAACATAGCTAGGTTCTTAACCAAGCAACGCATAATAGTTTTATTGACATCGAACATATCAAAAGCATCGCAAGTCTTTTCCCCGAACTTAGTTTGGTATGTGTACGCTGTGCGTTTCATTGCTTTGTTTGCACCATCCATGATGGGCAACCACATTTCATGGGTTATGCCATTAGCCGTAACCTCGGTATAAACCATCACGCCAGCCTCACTTTCAAAGTAAGGCAAGCCTTCCATCGTTTTCATTACTTGATAAGTAGTATCAGGGCATTTTTGTTTAAAAATACGCCAAGCCCAAGCCCAAGAAAGATAGGTTAGTTTGTTTTTCTTTTCGGTATGCTCGTTAACATTGATACCACACAGTTCGTTAAAAGTTGTCATGGTTAGCCCTCAAGTAATTTGAACCTGAATCTCTAGTTCTGTCCCTGTCATCAAATCTGGCAGAGGCTAAATTAATAGCTTTAAGTTCGCAATAGTTAAATACTGCCCTGCCTATCTCCCTGCCTATTGCCTCAAAATTACCAGATGCAATAGCTGCTTTGAATTTTTCCTCGTTTACATTGTAATACAATGAATCTTCGCGGATGGCTTCCATGAATATGTCATATTCTTTAGGGTTGTATGTGTCTACCATTATATCCTTGACCACCGCATCTATCGCAATTTTCCTAAATTCAGCTTCTTCGTACAGACTGTCGTAGCTTTTATCGTATGCCATTCCATTTTCCTTTTCGTATATGGCAACAGGTGTTACCATGCAGTATTATAAACCACATCTATTACACAATGCAAACTTTATTTTTAACCATTCCATTTCCACCAAGCATCAATACCTACTGGGGTTTTTGTGGGCATAGAAGATTCTTAACCAAGAAAGCTGTGCAATTCAAGATTGATGTTTCGTATCAAGTGCGACTAGCAGATGTTAATTTTGGTGATAAACGATTATTTGTAACTATGCTGCTTTACGAAAAAGACAAAAGGATTCGTGATATAGATAACACCGCCAAGCCAACTCTTGATGCGTTAGTTCAGGCTGGACTTTTCAATGACGATAGCCAAGTAGACCGTTTGCTTATTGAACGAAGGGAAAAATTTAAAGGAGGAAAAGCTGAATTAATTATATCTGTCAATGTCTTAAAATAAAGTTGCAATTATTTTTTTACTTGTATTATAATATTTTTGCTGCATACACGAAAAGGAAAATTTGATGCACTATTTTCAACTTGAGATTAAAGAATGGGTTAGCAATACTGCACACCTGACACTAGAGGAAGAGGCAACTTACTTTAGGCTGGTTATGTATTATTATGATTCTGAGAAGCCATTATTGATTGACACTTTAGATATGACCTTGAGAAAGTTGAGAATAACAAATTCTGAAATGGCATTTGCTTTGCTTGGCGAATTTTTTATTAGTACACCTAATGGCTGGATACACGAAAGATGCGACACGGAGATACAGCGTTACCAAGCTAAACATGAGCAAGCGTGTAAGGCTGGGAAGGCATCTGCTAAAGCTAGATTGAACGGAAATCCAACGGATGTTGAGCAACCGTTCAACCAATCATTAATCATTAATCAAGAATCATTAATCATAAATCATAAACCAATAAAAACTATATATAGACCAGATAATGTTTTTGATGATGTTTGGGATGATTTTGTAAGTTTGCGTAAATCCAAAAAAGCTACCATCACAGCAACAGCTATGAAGGGAATTGAGAGGGAAGCGCGTAAAGCTGGGTTAAGTATCTCACAAGCATTGCAGATGTGTTGTGAACGTAACTGGGTATCATTTAAAGCTGAATGGGTTTTACCTAAAGACAATACTATGACATCTACACAATCTCAGAATCTATCAGCAGCACGGTCTATTTTTGGTGATGAAAGGGTTGCACATGGAAGCCACAAGAAGATTGCCTGACCTTTGGGTGCAAAAGATTTTTGCCACATTGCAGGGTAACTATGGTTCTCGATTCATCAATTTGTACAAAACTGGTCAGCAGCTTGATGATGGCAGAGATGCTGGAATTGTAAATGCGATGAATGAATGGGCTGAAAAGCTAGGTGGTTATCAAGATAGTCCAGACACATTCAAATTAGTATTAGATGCGTTACCTAAAGACCCACCAGTTTTGCCAGTTTTTAGAGAGTTAATGCGTGTAGCCTATGTGAAGCCAAAACACTTGGAGATTACAAAGGTTTGGACTGAGGAAGAGTTGGAACGGAATCGAGCAAGGGCAGCAGAGGAATTAAAGAAAATTAATTTTATACTACAGGAAAAAACATGAAAAATATAATAGATACAAATAGGTTAATTTATTGTGATTACATAGCAAATCTTATAAAAAACAACTTGATGCTTAGTGATATGCACCAACTTCTTGATAGGGTTGGTAATGTGCAACTTGATTTAGATGAAAAAGGTCAGTATAAATCCACAGCAAAAACATTCAACGTACAAGATAAAAATGGAAATATGTATCAAATAATCGTAATGGAAGCTAACAATGACTGAGGAAATCAGCCCATTCAAAGCGTTAGATTTTATCCGTGATAATTCATCTAAATACGCACAGGCAAAAGCTGATGTTGTGTATGTGATGGAATACAGAAAATCGCTTAAAGCGATTCTAATGAGCCAGAGCATAGCAAAAACGCAATCAGAGAGAGAAGCTGAAGCGTATGCACATGAAGATTATTTAAGTCACTTACACGCCATTAGAGAGGCGGTAGCGGTGGCAGAACAGTTGCGTTGGTTAATGGTGGCAGCCGAATCTAAAATTGAGGTTTGGCGGTCATTGGAATCAACAGCAAGAGCAGAAGGTAGAGCAACACAATAGATTTTTAACCCACGAAAAGGATAACAAAATGTCTAACAAAATGTCTAAAAAACAAACTCAAAGACAATTAATTATAGCTAGATTAAAGAGGGGCTGGACATCACCACTAGATGCTTTATATGAATGTGGAACAATGAAGCTATCCACTAGAGTTGGCGAATTAAAATGGGAAGGGTATAGCATAATAGATATGTGGCATGAATCTAAAGAATATAAATTGTATCGTATGGCAAAATAACTAATGAGTTTTGCTGCTGATTTGTGTATAGGACAGGGTATTGAGTTAAAGGTATTGTCGTTAATTCAGAACAAATACCCTTGCGCCTGTATTGTAGATAGATTTAAGGGATACGATATTTGGATACCCGAACTGCATCAGTCCGTAGAAGTAAAGTATGATGTGATGAGTTGTCAAACTGGTAATATTGTTATTGAGATAGAGTTTAATGGCAAGCCTTCAGCGTTGATGACTACGACAGCAGACCATTGGATTTTTTATGATGGTATAAAGTATTTGTGGATTACACCTATGCAAATTATTCATTGTATTTTTTTGAATAAACTTCAATATGTTTCGTTTGTAGGCAAAGGTGATACAAAGGGAAAGAAGGCATTTTTGGTTGCAAAAGATGCGCTATTTATGTATGGTAAATTATTATAATAGTAATGCTATTACGCTGAAAGAGAATAAATGAGTCTACAAAAAGACCCTCAGTACAAAAATGAAAAGCTACGCAGGGCTGTTGCATCTTTACCATGCCAGCTTTGCGGATTAGATGGGTCAACACAGGCAAGCCACAGCAACCAATCACGAGATGGTAGAGGTATGGGACATAAGTCCCATGATTACAGGTTGGCTGCCCTATGTTTTAAGTGTCACTATGATGTTGACTATGGCACAGAATCTAGGGAAGCTAAACTTGCTATGTGGGAAAGCGCACATAGAGCAACTATTGGCGAATTATTTAAACGTGGCTTAATAGGTGTACTATGAATCATCCTTGGATACAGCACGACCAATACTCATGGCAGTTTGGCGATTGGTTCATAGATAAAAATGTAGTGCTTGGTAAGGCTAGATATGTTTTATGGAAAAGTGGCAAGCCAAAGGGTGCTTATGAAAGTCTAGCTTCCGCTAAGAAAAAATATGAGGAACTAAATAACAAATGAAAATCCTAATAGATATAGCTTTTGTGGTTTTAACTTTCGTATTGATGGTATCAATTGCCTACGCTTGCGATACAAAGCCAGTAGAGGGGCTGCCAGCGCATTTGTTTAAGGATTACTGTAGTTGCTATAACAAAACTTTTTTACGCAGCCAAAGCCTCATTCCACGCGAGGAACACGCTAGGCTAATCTGTGCTGGAAGGTCGTGGGATATAGCGCACAAAGAATACCTAAAAAGGAAAAGGGTATGACACTATTAGAAAGAACAAATAGGAACAAGCAGCTTATCTATGAGTTTATAGTGTGCAATGAAGGTTGCACCAAAGTAACGATGATGACTGTATTTGGATTGTCAAAAAATCAATTGAATAATTGCTTAAACGCTTTAAAGGGTGACATACAGCTTGTGCTTATTGGAAGCCAGAAGCGCAGAATTGGCACATATTATTTAGCAGATGGTGAGCAGCCCCACCATTATCAGACAAAGCCAACTATTGATGGGGCTAGAATTGTCCACGCTGGAGATATTCTTGCAAAGAAATATGGGTACAAATCACCAGATTTAAGGAAGCGAGAGTACAAGGGTGTTGGAAGTGCTATGGAAAATGACGGTTAAACAGATTATATTCAGCTTGCCTACGCCTAACCAGACCATTAAGAACTTTGCCACCTGCTCTAGTGTATTTTAGGAACTCCTTGCTTGCCACATCATAATCATTACGATTCAGCTTTTGTCTGAGGGTGCTTCTTTGAAGTACGCCCAAGCCGAGATTAAGGCTAAAGCTGACAAGAGAATCAAACTGAGATTGAGTGAGATGCACGGGACAATAACGAAGCACACCTCGTTCAAATCGTGCCAAATCTGTTCTAAGTAATTCATCTATTTCCCCCAGAGAAAATGTGCGATTCCATTCGTCAGGTAGCTGCAAGCCATTACCAATAACATGACCGTAACCAACTGTATATAACCCAGCAGGGCAGCGATACGGAGTAGTTTTGCATCCTTCATACTTTTTAATTAACTGCAATCCTTCATTTGATATTTTCATTCAAATAGTTACTGCACCGCTTTAGAGATAGTGTTTCCTCTGTTTAGAGATAATTATTTACCGTTAAACGCTCTTGACCCGAACCAGAATGACACGATGGAAGCCCACACCACTTGCATATTCTCATCCCATAGATTGTCCATAGCCACTTGGAATGAGATACCTGTATTTATAGCATAATAGAATCCAAAAATCTCCACAAAACAAAGGACACTAAACAGACCATAAGTAATAATAGGGCGTACCAGCATCCGGAGGTTGACAGCCCATTGTGAAGCACCCTTTCCAATTTCGATGTCATGGGTGTAGAGGGCTTCCCTTTCGCTGCTTGCTGCTGTCGTTTGAATCTCGTCATATTTAATTTCCTCGATTTTAACTTGACTTGCTAAACCAGCTTTCTGTAATTCTAGTTCTCTAGTCAACTGCAAATGTGCCATCTCTAACTCATGCTTCTTATCACCTTTGTCCTGAAAGAAGTCTAATACTTTAGGTATGCCAGCCGTTAGAAAAGATACGATTGTAGTGAATAGAGTAAACATTATGGAGTTCCACCAACTGGGTTCATGGTGCATACATCCTTGCCATTGCGATTAAACTGCCCTGCTGCGGTGGTGTAGGCTGTACCTGCTGGTACGGCTGCTGTTTCCTCTATGTTAGTGTTTTGAGGACATAGGCAGTCTGCCGTTGGTACGCCATTTATAACTTTTCCTATCTTGCAAGCCATACTAAAGCATTGTGAGAAGGTGTTGGCTGTGCTTGTTGGGCATTTGACTATCTCAGCCTTTTGTACCTTTGGATTCTTGGTGGAGTAAGCATTGGCTTCTTGTGGGAATGTCTGCATAGGCGACCATAGAGAGTAAACTATACTCTTATCTTTGCTTACGCAGCTTTTACCCATAGTTCCAGTTTCTAAAAATGCAACAGCATCACCCTTAACAATAGGGCAATTTACTGCCATTTCAGGGTACTTTGACTTTACGCCATTTGCACCCACAACAATAATCATCTTGCCTGTGAGATGACCAGCTGAAGATTCACATAAAGCAAAGTCTACATCACGGCACATCGTCATAGTTCCAGCTACCGCGTTGCCGATTAACATCAAGCCGATTAATAGGTATTTCATTTGTCTACCTTCCCATCTAGTTTATCAAACATACGATTCATCATATCCTCTAGCCTGTCAAATCTCGCATCAATGTCTATCTTAAATTCTGCCATGTGATTTTTAGATACATAATGGGTGGGAAGGTTAATCTCAATATCTTTAACATCCTTGCGTAGATCAGCTACAGCATCCCATAACTGCCTACCAAGCCAGCCAAGCACAGTCAGCAAAGCACCACCGACCCAATTAAATATCTCTTGACCTGTCATTTTTTATCTTCCGCTACCCAATTTAATGTTGGTTCATCCCATGTATACATACCTTCAGGTTGAGGTATAGGTGCTTCCCATAGGAAGTCTTTGCTTAGTGTCCAGCTAGGGTAGGGCTGTGGTGAATAGAACGCATCTTTAACTGAATCATAGACAGAGCCAATTCCAGCATAGTTGCCTCTTAATGCTACTCTGCCTGCTGTATGCTTATTGCCATGAGTGTTATAGCTAGTCTGAACCCAGCCAGTTCCAAACATACCTGAATCAATAACATCTTGGTCAGCGACTATGACGTTTACCACCTTTTTATCTACTACTTGTGCGAAGTGCATATCTATCCTTAGATTGTAATAGAACCAGATGCTGTCCATTTGTAGACACGGTATCCGCCTGCTACTGTTATGGTTGGTGAGCCTGTAGTTGAAGTAGCAGCAGCGAAGGTATCTGCGTATCTGATTATGACGACACCAGAGCCTCCTGCACCGCCACTTGCACCCCCACCATTACCACCACCACCACCGCCTGTATTAACTGTACCCGCAACACCAGCACCACCAGCAGAACTACCTGCACCACCACCACCTGCACCACCAGCAGCAGTTCCTGTGTTAGCTGCACCACCGCCACCACCACCAGCATAGGTTACAGAAGAACCTGAGGTAGAAGATGCAGTTCCAGCACCACCTACACCAGCGG